CCCGCAATGTAGCTCTCAAAAAATACCGCCAATGAGAACGCGAGCGGCGCGAGTGAGTCTTCATCCTTCCGCGTTGAGAGAACGATGGCCGCATACTTACATGCCCTCTGCCGGATGCGGCGCGCCCGTTTGGCTGAACAATGCGCCATCACGCCACCATCAGAAATTTGCCCGGCCTCCTCGGATCAGGCAGGTAATGCCGACCGTCCGGCGCCAGCCTTGCCCCAGGCACAGGCGGCGGAGGCGCAGGGGACGGCGCAGCGCCTCCGCTACCTGGCGCAACCTGGGGAGGTTGGGGGATCCCCGGCTGCATCGGTGGACCGCCGTTGTGCCCCATCATCGGCGGCATCCCCGGCGGTCCCTGTTGCGGCATCATCTGTGGCGACGGTGCCGGTACTATCATCGGCGGCATCGGCGGCATCTTCGGTAGCCTCTCCGGCAACCCCACCATCTGGCTCAGCGTCTGCACGCTGAAGTGTTTCGCCATCACATGCGCCCGCAAGCGCATCAAATCCCGCGCGAACCTCGCTACCTGCTTCTGCGACCGCGTAATCCGCCGCGTCGCAAACTGCGCCTTCAACTGCTGCGCCCCCAGCGTCTCGTTCGGGTTTGTCTCGCCCCGCAGGATGTCCGCCATCCCCGTGATCTCGTAGAGCGTCCGCTTCACCCGCTCCCGCGCATCGTAAAGCTGGATCAGAACCTTCGCGATCTGCTCCATAGGAGCCCAGACGATCGCATTCTGCAATCCGCCCTTCTCCATGAAGAGTGCCCACCCCTCCACCGGGATCAACTGATTCTCGACTCCGTCCTCGCTGAACATCTGCGAGATGACCGCCTTGTCCTCCCCTGCATACAGCCCCACCACCTTCAGCGCCGTCGTCAGCTTATCGATGCGCCCGGTCAGGATATCGAGCTCGATCGCCTGATCCTCGTACTCCGAATAGTCCGCCCGAGGCACAAGCGTCTCGTTCGTCGTCGTCGCGCTCAACGGCCTCGGTGCCGGGAAGAACCCCGGCAACCCCAAGGGGTCGTCTTTCGTGTCCAACGGCCCGTCAGGATACGACGGCGCGACCCACACCGCCTTCTTCTTCTGTTTGTCCCAAATCTCCCACACCATCGCCTTCTTGAACGCATCAGCCTGCGGACCCTTGAGGCCATCCTCGTCCAACCCCTTCGGCGTATAGTCCAGCACCACGTCGTTACCGATCTTCTTCCCGAAACGCTCGACCAACTCGTCCCGCGTCAAGTACGACCGGAACGCCTGCCACCAAACCTGATCCTGCGTCCGCGCCGGGCTCTGCCGGAAATCCTCCCAGAACACGTATTTTATCGGCGCCCGCTCTCCCGTAACCGGCCGGAACGTGAGCTTTCGGCCATCCTCATCCTCCTCCCCATCCGGATCGTCCTCGGGCTCCCCGAAACTTGGCTCATAGAAGACGCGAGCAACGCCGCGGCCCGGCAGCAGGCGATCCTCGACCACCTGCTCCATGACCTCGTTAAACTCGTCCAAATCGTCCTCGTATGCGAGCGCCCGTTCAAGGATATCCGCACCCATGACGGTGATCGGGTCGTCGTCCGCGTTCTTGTGCCGACGCTGCACATCCGGCTTCGGCGTCCGCCCATAGAGGATCGGCTTCAGCGTCTCGACATTGCTCCATAGGATGTTGAACCGCGCCGGGCTACCGCTGCGCCGGCTCCCCGCAAACCCCATCTGCTCCCGGCGCTCGTCCCGATATCGCTTCACGATCGCCCGGCCCGATTGTACGAAGCGCCGGTCCTCGCGCTCCGCCAGCTTCAGTTGCTGCAGCCAAAACCGCGCAACCGCGCTCGCATCGGTGCCGAGATCATCCCGCTTCTCGATCGGGTTGTTGTAGGTGGCAACATCGTTCTCAGCCATGTGGATATCGCCTGTTACACATAATTTGGCATTTCCTTCCCAACCAGTTAAGAATACAGCGCTCGGATGGGACTATGCGGCAAAATAAATCATCTCTTGGCGACTGGGACTTCAAACGAAGCACCTGCCTATTTGTTAATTGAGGCGTATGCACATAGGGTGCATCAATCGGATATGTCCTGGGATCGGGGCCACGGTAGGGAGGAATGTCGGTCATCATATCGCCATCCAACGCCAATAGGCGATCGTCCACGCCAACAGCGCGCAAAACACCAAGAGGGGCAACGCGCCGCAGCCACGAATGTTGGGATAGGGAGGCGGCATGTTGCTCATGGCCGATAGACTGCCGCGATGTGGCGGCTGAGGGGAAGGGGGATTTTGGCGATCATGGCGAGGTAGGCTTGAAACACCGGGCCACCCACGTTGAAAGCTCTGGCGGGATTTTAGCAACTTCAGCGGACCATTGCCTGCGTTCCGCTGATCCAGATGAGGCCGAGCGATGATTTCCGCCGTTCTGATAGAACCATGTCCGCCCGGAGCCCTCACCTTTGCGAACGCCAAGCGCTTTAGGCATGAGGGCGGGAATATCGCCCCAAAGCGCGTAAGGCCCGAACAGCCACCGCGCCCGCCCGACCCATTTCTGCGCCCCGCGCACGTTCTCGACGACCATCGGGATGTGCCGCCCGGCCGCTTCGCACGCCTCGCGCTGGATGCGGAAGCACGCTTCGAATAGCGTGTTGTCGGGCGGCGGCAGCGCCTTGGCGCGGGACCATGGCATTGCCCGGTAGCTGTATGCCTGGCACGGCGGCGAGGCGACGATCAGCGTGGCGTCCTTGAATTGCGAGCCGTGCAACGTCAGCACGTCCTGCAGCACGAGCTGCGCCGGGTAGCGGTGCTCGCCGTACTCGTGCCGCTCGATGTCGAAGCCGACGACCTCGTAGCCCTCGGCCAGCAGCCCCTCGGTCCAGCCGCCGAGGCCGCAGAACAGGTCGATCGCGAGCGGCTGAACCAACAGAGAACCCTCCAATCCTTACGCCTGCGGAGGAGGCACCATCGTCGCCGGATCGATCGCGTTCATCGCCGTCACGGCGTCATTGACGCCCTGCACAGCTGCGTCGATCGCAGGCTGGTCCGTCGCCGACGCCGCGACCCGCGCCGCCAAAGCCGTCACCGCGGTCGTCAGATTGTTCACCGCCGCCGTCAACGCGCTCGTGTCTGCCATGTTTCTCTCCATTCGCTCCAGGGTTTGCCGCTGCTCGTATAGCTCCGCCGAGAGCGCGAACGCCCAGGACGGAGCCCATCTCGATAACGCGGTCATCGCACGCGGTGTATCACGCTTTGCCCGTTTCCTGCACGCAATCCGTAGGCTCGATCGCCGCGTCTATCATCGCGCGCCAAATAGCAACGCTGTCATTAATCTCAAACGGATGCGGCTCGTCATCAAGATGAGTTCGCATCCGATCTCCAGCGCCCTTCATCCTATTGCTCGGTTCCCGCATCGCTTCGATCGCCGCGCGAGCCACCTTGATCGCGCCCTCGCTCAACATGGGATCCTTTGGCGGCGGCGTCCCGCATTGCCGCACCATTTCGGCAACAATCGCTTCTGCCACCCGTTCGACTATCTCGCTCATGCCCCCAACCCCTCCCAAAGCGCACCCTCCGGCCCGCATGATCCTTCCGTGTGCAGCACCCTCGCCAGATGACAGGTCGGATGATGCTCGCTCTCCTCCCCCGTCACGTAGTCCACGATCGTCTGCGCCAGCGCCGGATGCATGCAGAATCCCGCGCCCACGATCTCGTCCCGGTCATCGCGCTCGATGTGGCGGCAATCCTTGCAGAACTTCATGCCCTCACCTGCTGCAGCTGGGTGCCTCGAAATCTCCGCCACCATGACTTTCTGACTCGCGCCCCTTCATCAACCCGACACATCGTTGATGCGATATAGCGCCACTGATCGGAGCGAGGGACGGGGATCGTCGCGCGCGCACAGGTTGAAGCAACTCAAATCAGGAAAGAGTTGATTACCTTGCTGCCCACATTGCCAAAAATACCTCGCTCAGCACCTCACCCATTAGAGAATGTCCGCTAACGCCGGTAAATTCAGCCCATCGGCTGGCGATAGCGTTATGCCCCGCCTCGATCATCTCCGGCGTGATTTCAATCTCTGCCCTCCCGCGACCATGACCGATTAGGAGATTACCTTCCATGTGTTCAGTCATCTCAACCCCTCTTATCCAATCCGCTGCGGTCGGGCGCCCCGAGCCCCGTCCCGCTTCCGCTGCCATGCGTCCAGCTCCCCGAACGTCATCTCCGTCAATCCCCTGATCGGCTCGACCCGCTCCGGCAGCTCGTCCCCGTGCATGAGCGACCCCAGCATACGCCCGAAGAGGCTCAGCACGTCAACCTGATCGTCATGCTTCCCCGCGGGAAACCTCAGCATCTCCGACACAAGGTCGGTCGCCCACGCTGCCCGCTTCGGAAAGTACACCTTCCCCATGCTGAGCCTCGCCCTGATCCCTTGTGCACGGGCCTGCTTATCCTGCCCCGACACATACTGCCGCCGATACCCGTAGATGCGCCTCTCCATCTGCCGTTTCACGATGAACGGCCCGAGGCTTCGGATGATCTGCCCCTGCTCCTCGCCCCACATCAGCGGCGACCATTGCTCCATCAGGTCCAGAAACGCCTCGACCCAGGCCTCCGAGTCCGTCTGCCCGCGCCACCAATCCAGCAGGTATATGTTATCGCCGGGATCCACACCGATAACCCCGTG